AACACCTAAAACAGATATTCTGATTGGGAATATGAGATTTTCTTTGAAGATTGGTGTAGCACAATTGATGTCGGGTGGTAAAGCAGAGAGTACAGCAACATTTTATGCGGCACTAAAAAACTCTGACGATACACTTGTAAACACAACACAATTTCAAAATGTAAGTGGAGTGTTAGATAATTTTGTGGAGGCATCTGTTGCACCCGGCCAGTTGCGTGGTATTATTAAGAGTGGTAGTGATGAAGTTGTAAATAAAGGTGAAG